TTTAAATGTTTAATCGCTTCAATAGCATCTTCAATATCTATTTTCATTACCATAAAGAACTTCCGCTTTGTCGTTCTTCTGACCAGTGGGCGCATAAGTTAGGCACTGACAACTTCCATCTTCGTGATAATCCAGTTGTATCGTTTTTGCTGCACAGTTACCTTGTTCGTTATACTTACAATCTAGGCATTTACATTTCGCTTCTGTGGCCATTAAGTCAATCCACCAATCATATTGTTGAGTAAATTATCGCCACTGGTATCAGTATCGCTCATCACCTTGGCTGCCTGGGCGCCGACATTCGCTGTTTGTGCTGCTTGGTTAGCTTGTTCCATTGCCATTTGTTGTTGTTGCGCCTGCGCTCTCTCTTCTCTTATCTGTTGAACTATATCGTCAGGTATCACAATCTTAGGTGGTACTCCAATCATCTCAGCGTATTCATCGACTGACTGATCGGCATCGAACTTATCTAATACATCTGGCTTGGCTGCGGCCATATTGCCCACGAAACCTGCAAGCCTTTCAATCGCTCCTGTTCCAATTGCTTTCTGAGCCTGTGCCATTACTGAGATATATTCAACCTTTAAAGTAATACCGCCCAACTCTTCAGGAGCTTCTGGTAGTAATTGATTGCGTAGCATAATGTTGAATGTTCTGTCAATTAGAGGATCAAGTAATTCTGTATGTAGTCTTTCAAGAACTGGCCCTAACATCAACAACTTCTCTTCATGTCTTTCGTCTATCTCTCTAGCTGTAATCTGTCTACGATCTGACATCGTCATCATCTGAAAGAGATCGGAATAAAACCCTTGACGGATTCGATGTTGAGTCTCTTGAATATCCTGTTGTAGTTCAGCAAGCCTTGGATTGACTTCGTAGGTAGGACGGAATCCTCCCTGGGTACCTGCCATAGTATCGACATAAGTGACACCTCCTGGTAGTACTGTTGCCGTCTGGCCTCTTAGGGAGGAAGGCGCCTGGAGTGGTGGATTCACCATCTTGTCAATGCCCTGGGCCTTTCGCTTCTGCTCTATCTGCAATGCCTTAACATCACCGAGGACATCCATACCAGGCGACCGTCCATAAATATCGACACCTGTAACGTGCCATCTTGGAGCGAGTACTGGGAATTCTTCATAACCACTGAGTAAAAGTTTCTTATCGTTCTTGGACGCCTTCTCGACATAGCACGAGTGATAAGGCATATTGTAATTGTCTTTCTTATTAAATTGTCTGGCTGAATTAGGTTCGATGATATGCATCACTTCAACCCACTTATCGAGCTGTCCTGTTTTGTACATTGACTGCACTGGCTCCGAACAATTCTCATATCCGAACTGCTCAACGATCTGAGCTACAGTCATCTGGAATTCACGATAGAAGGTATCGACACTAAGCCTAGAAGAGAGTCCTAGTCCATACTCACCAACGGTAAATGGATAGCAACGAATGACATCATTATGGTCTTCGGCAATAAGTAATGCACCAGTGCCGAATACTGCAAGCTCTTCATACACTGTCTGCAATGAGTTATAAAGATTCGATCTTGAAAAGATGTCTCGCATTTTTCTTTCAACAGCATACAACCATTGCTTGACATCGCTCTGTTCCATAAGTGCTGAATCAGGTGTCGCGAGTCTGAACCAGGGTCTAGCTGGTGAAGTGATACCACTCATCATTCCAGCACTAAGAGTTCTTACAGCCATTGTTCCAGTAGAGTCAATGATCTTGCCGTTCTTCTTGGAACCATCATTACGTTTGGAAGTAAGGAACCTTCCACGTCTCGGTAGAATGTAGTCGCTCAGTTCTTGCCAGTGACCAAAGAAAGTTGAACGCTCATCCTTGATGTCCGTCCATCGTCTCATATAGTCCATTTGTTTTGTCATCGCCACTGCTAACCCCCTAATATGGTTTTCTTGTTCTTGTTATAGCTATTCAAAGCAGTCATAATAGTCTGGCCACCCTGGATGGCTGCGGTCTTGGTCTTCGACTGATTTATATTAGTGTTAACTACTTTGGCTTTTGCCTGTTTAGCGACTGATTGTTGTGAACCATAACTGTCGGCTCTTCTAATGGTATTACGATCTGCCGTCTGTTTATCTTGTATGGCGGCTCGTTGACCTTGAGGTGTTGCCGAATCACTCTGAGGATTGCCAGCATTTGTCTGGGTCGATGTCGTTTTACTGCCTGGAGGTCTGTAACCACCCGCGGCTATGTCTGCTGATGATTGAGGCCCCATGCTTGGGCCAGTTCTTCCAGTTAAAAAGTTAAAACACATACTATGCTCCTAATAAAGTTTTTCTCTGAATATCCGCTTCAGTCAATACACCTCTAGAGCTTGTAAGAATCGTAGACTTGCGTCCTTGATTCATTGCCAGGGCTCTCTTCTCATTGACTCTTGCTGCCTTCACTGCTGGAGTCACTGGAGTCGGAGGTGCTGCTGGCATTTCAACTGGTGGTGGTGGTGGTGGTGGTGGTGGCGCGGGCGCTCTACTTCTGAAACACATATTACTTACTCCTAATTGAATGGGTCATAGTCAGCCAATACAGCTTCTTCTTTAAAACCGAAGTGACCTATCTTCTTGGCTGCTACAGGGTATGCAAAGGTCAAAGCCAAAGCATCTCCCAGGTCGGGTGATCTTCCACCACGTTTCTTAATATCGTCCTTGGATTCAAGTTGTATTCTATTGGTTGAATCGAACTTATAGGTCGGGACGCATAAATCTGTTTTTAAATCGACATTGTTTGGAAGGGAACCTCCATCATCCAGCCATATCTTCATAGAGTCCCACATCTCTGCTCGTTTGTTGTGGTACATCGGATTGAGTGCCTTGCCTCCAAAGTTAACTTCACTGACACTATAGCCGAGTTGTCTGAGTCTATCGATAACCCCCTCCCCTCGTCCAGCATCGATGAATACGGCGTCAGGACTCCACTCGTTGACGGTCTGTGCAACCATACCAGCGAGGGTCATATTATCAATTGTGTCATAGACCTGGGGTTCATAGGATGCTAGACCCTGTCGTTTAATGACAACGCTCCTGTCATCACCGAATCGTGCAACGTCTACTCCTAGTATCTTAGCTGAACCCATGATCTCACCTTCAGTTCTTTTGATTGCTGCGGCATCTGTAACCTTATCGATTGTGATCAGGGCGTTATCCATAGATGCACTGAAGTCGCAAAGGAATTCTCTTCGGTACTGGTTCTCGGTCATTGTGGCTCTTGCCATCTTTACCTCTTCCTCTTCTAGAACGTCAGTCTCGTCTACTCGATACATTCCAGCGTACCATTTGTTTTTAGGGTTCTGGGCATACTGATACAGATCGTAGAACTGGTTGAGTCCTTTAGGGGTGCCAATGAACAGACACCATCCTTTATGCTTTCTATCTGTCAAGGCTGGACGAATAATCTCTGGCCAAGTCTCTGGTCTCATATCCGCTATCTCATCCATCACCACACCATCAAAGAATAGTCCACGCATAGACTCTCCATTGTCTGATCCGTAAAGCCTAATTCTTGATCCGTCAGCAAAGTCTATTGAAGAGTCTGACTCACTCGCCTTGGTGCCAGGTATGTTAACTGTAAACCGTTTGAGATAGTCCCAGGCTACTTGTCTCGCCTGTTTCTGATAGGGGGCCACATAGCCATACCTTTCGTTCTTCTTCTTTGATCTGAGGGCAGCATCAATCAAGGCATTGATAGCGAGATATGTTTTTCCGAATCGTCTATGACAAACCAATACCGAGAATCGTTGGAGGTTCTGATGTATCTCGTCCTGATATTTGTGTGGTGTATATCCTAGTTTCTGTTTAATCATCCTTCAGCCAATCATCCTTTCCTTCCTGACCAGGCGATCTCGTTATGCCTGTATCTACAAGAACTGTTATATCTCCTTGCGCCTTGACTTCCTGTTTGTCAGCCCACTTGAATCTGTTCTTCATATTCATGTACCAACCTGTGTAGTTGAACTTACTATCTCTTAGACTAGTTCGTCCTTCTCTTTCCCACCAAGCCTGAGACAATCTAACTCCCCTTTTTATGGAGTCTGAAAAGTCTTTATTCTCTTCCTTCCATCTATAGAAGGTCTCCCTTGAAATATCCAGATGACCAATCACTTCGTCCTGGGAAGCACCCTCTCGCATGAGTTCAATTACGACATCACACATTTCCGACTTATATTTAGTCGGGCGACCAATCTTATTAGACACTATTACTCCTTATTTCATAGGAATCATTGTTAATACCTTTTTTTGGATGGAGTTGGTTTACGTTTCTTTTTAGTCTTCTTAGGCATATTACTGACTATACATCAACTAATGCAAGTTACCTGCTGTTAGTTATATTTACTTCCTTCCTTCTATCTAGTTCAACCTTCAAGGCATCGAAGAATACTCTAATGATCTCGACCGTGAATCCATTGCCAATCATTTTATATCTCTGACTATTGGACTCTCCAGCGGTATATCCATCTTGCAAGGTCTGAAGACGTTCCGCCTCAATGCAACTGAGCTTCCTATATTTAAAGGTTTCTTTCTCTACCACCAGGGAATCGTTATGGACAGTAGTCATACAGTTTGACTTTCCATCTGACCGTATTTCAATAAATTTTTTATAAGGTACATCTGGATTGTTATCGTCTCGTTTACCTGTCTCAGGATTAATCTTGCGGCCTCGCAAAGCACCGCCCGCCAATTCATTTAATACTAAAGTTTTCTTCTTTACCATAGTCAGATATTCATTACTGCTACCGCCCCTTCCTATTGCCTCCGTGAGACAATTTGATTTATCGGTTGTTGTATTAATTTTATCGATTTTTCTTTTTTGATTTTCATTTAATATAACTTCATCACTCCACGGCTTTTCCATTTAGTCTCCTTTAACTTCAATATTTGCATGACCCTTGGTTCCAATCGTCCCAGCCTTATTATTGCGGTAGAAGTAACGATCCTGTTGCGACTTGAATCCTTTGCCGCTCTTGTCGAACTGAACATAGTTCTTACCCTTAACTGGGCTGTATTCAGATGCATCCTTGGTCTCAGGAAGATTGGTTATCACTCCAGTTGCATGGAATCCATCCGTGCGTTCAAAGTTCGCCTTGCTTGATTTGTAATATGAGGCTTTAATAGTTGCAGCCTTGTCTGTCTCGACATCCCCATCCTCCAATATATCTTTTAAGAGTATTCCGCGGTCTTCAGGGATAACAAAACCAGGAATATCAGTCCAGTAGTTTCTTATTCTTTTTTGTCCACTTACCCAGGAAGAGTCCCAGAGAACAGGTTCTATTCTGTAACCTCTAACCTCAGAGATCATATCCGTTATCATGTCCCTCCATTCGGTTTTCATTCTCACGTTCTCCAGAAATACGAAATCGGGTTTAGTCTCATCAAGGATACGGATGAACTCGAAAAAGAGTTTGGACTGTGGATGATCGAACGCCAATTTCTTGGTGGAGGTGTTGGCAAAAGAAAATCCCTGGCAAGGTGAACCCGCCATCAATAAGTTAATTTTCTGCGGCAAGAATTCAGATTGGATTTGTGTTATGTCACCAATTTGTATGGTTTGTGGATGGTTGCGCATCGCCACCCTCATAGCTGGTTTGTCTATCTCACTCGCCAGGTAGACTCGATAAGTTAATCCCGCCCTCTTGAGGGCCTCTTGTCCCATACCCGCACCATCGAATAAACTTAATACGACTTCTAGATCAAATTGCATTTACAATATCCTCACATAATTGTTCAGGTACTCTGCTTTTCTCATAACTGTTCTTGAGACCTTGGGTTCCTGTCTGCGACCCTCTAGGCGCACTCTGATGATGACAATCTGGATTGCCGTTGAAACAAGGTGGCCTCGGTGTCCATTTGTAAATATTCGTCCAGATGTCTGTCGGCTTCGCCCTAATGTCTCCGTATTGACAATACCAGACCGTCTTCATAGTCTTAGGGTCCAGGATATTAAGCTTTCTTAGTTTTCCTCTAGGATTCTCGATGACAAAGAAATCGGGTTTCAACTTTTCGATTATCTCCAATGTCTTCTTGACAATCTTCATACCAAGTTTTGCATTCTCCGTCTTCGGTGTATGATCCTTATTCCAGTGATGACCAATGGAACCAACTGAAAAGTATGTACAGGGAGGTGAGGCCCAGATAACATTCGGTCGGAACGGAACCTGGGCAGCATCGAAATCAAAAATATCACAGACATAGTCAATCCCCTGGAAAGGTTCAATATCCGAGGTGAAAGTTTTATGTCCCTGTTTCTCAGCCGTCTTGGAGAATGACCGACTCCCCGCAAACAATTCTAGTACATTCAATTATCTTAACCATTGATTCATGTGAATAATATAGGGCATATATCCCAGAACAAATCCTAAGAACACACCGTTCCAGAATTTTGTTCGCTTTCCTTTATAGAATTCCACTCCAATATCTGGTCTTAATTTTTTCATTGTGAACTCCTTCTTTTAAAATTTATTCATAAGGTGACATAGGTGCTAAAGGTGGTAATCTTTTTTCCTCTTCCCCATCCCAACCTAATATTTTCATACCTTCAACTATTGCATTAAAACATTCTTCTTTTGTTAGTTCTTCATCTTGAGTTAGATTAATCTTCTGTTGATCCGCTTTATGTAATTGAGTATGTACACATTTATCTGTCATACCTTCCAGCCAGCACAAAGAGATTGATCCTCTTCCGCACAAGTTATTTGTTCACTCTGCATCATATCCATCTTAGTTTGAAACTCAGCACAACCTATAATAGAAAATACAATAAACAATATTGTTATTAATTCTTTCATTCAAAAACCTTATTAACCGCTAAACCGATACCAATTCGATAACGGTAATTACAAATACCAGAGACATAGTCGGGAGTACACTCAAACTTTCTTGCTATCTCCCTAGCCGACATACCCCCTTCTCCTAAACATCTAATCAATTCGACATCGTGATCTGTGAGTTTCGAGTTATGGTGTGACTCTCCAACACGATGACCGTTGCCTCGTTTTGTTCTACCTGTTGTGGATACTTTTCTCCATTTTCTAAGTAGTGGTTGTCTAGGTAATTGCTTATCGGAAAAAAACCAGGTCGGCACTTTAAATCGCATCAATGTAAACTCCTTTTCTTTGAAACGTCTGTGTAGTATTGAGATGTGCGATCAACTTCCACTTCAACCTCCTCCAAAAAAATATCAACCATCTGATGCGCCTCTACAACATCAACCTTAGATATTTCCGCCAACAACATTAATGCGGCCACATAACGCTCATCAATATCTTCCGCTTTTCCTATCGGCAGCGGTACCCTTCCCTCTTCACTCATTTATTCAATTACTCCCATGCTTTGCCAGTAAAGATCGTCAGGATGGGGCAATTGTATACCCAATTCCTGGCTAGAAAAAATATCAATCTGTTCCAAGAATCTAGTGAACTCTTTGGTATTTAATTTTCTAGTACTTTTAACCTGAGAAATTTCCACGGTGCCAGCCTGGTTGGTAAATTCATCACGTCCAAGGAAACGATCTCGCATCAACAAGGCACATTCGTCCTTGGTGTATCCAACCTCGTCTCCGATTGTTGTAATCCATAACCAATAGAGGGCGTTCTGTTTTTGAGACCTAGTTTGACTATCGTCTTTTATTTCGACCACTGCTTTATGGCTATTTGGATTTGCATTGAAATGAGAATTAACCATATCAGGTAACCGTCTATAAAAAGTTTTCTGGTTATCTCTTTCAACGCGC